ATCGGCCTCGGTGATTCCGGACGCGCTGCCCAGAATTGCTCGATATATCGCTGCATCATCACCTGCTGTGATGTGGGCTGGGTCTGCCGGCTTGGTATAGATAGTGATTGCTTTCTGTGCCATTATTTTACCCTCGTTTCCAACTTAATGCCGCTACTATTCATAGTCAGTATCTTGCCTACAACAGTCGCGGTTCCAGCCATGCCAGTCAGCCTATCCCTCGCTCCTACAATGTCACCAAGCTTAAGGTCAAGCCCGCTTACCTGTGGGTCGATTTCAAGCTGCCTAAGCGGTACGATTTCAAGCAGCCGCTTCTCTGCTCCCTTTTGCAGTTCCGCAACCGTTTCCGGGTTGGTGTAATCGTACACGGCCACATGATCCGCAGCTGTTCCGACCCACGCAGGGGGAACCGTGGTCAAACTGCCGTTATCGTTGCGGTAAACGTGCAGTATGTCGCGGTCAAGCAGCTCGCCCGCGCCGAGCGCAATGATGTGGTTGTATCGGTCATAGCCGCCCATGGTTGCCACCATGTTTACGCCGTAGTCCTGTGACAGGTCAATCGTGTTAGAGTAGTCTGTCACGGCTGCAGCCGACAGCACCACGCGCTTTAGTGCCTGATCATACTGCACGTCAAGCGCCGCACCCTGTTCAGCCAGCATTAGATAGATGCCGATCAAAAGGTTAGTGTATCTAAACTGCCTGTTGACCGTGATGCCGCTTGCCGCTGTGGATACGTCCACATTAGCGCCGAGTTTCGTGCCAATCAGTTCCGCTATCTTCGCGTTAGCTTCGCCGTTTACAACCCTGTATGCTTCACCCGTCGGCGGCTCGATGATTTTGCGGTAGAGCGCCCCGCGCCACGTCACGCCGCTTACGGTAATCTGCTGCAAGGCGGTGCTGTGCCGGATCAGTTCTACCTTGCCGCCGAACTCGGTGCCGGGTACATAGATGTGATGCCCGGCCAGAATAGGCGACCGCTCCCAGTAGATGTCGGGGACGGTCAGAGAGAATGAGTTATTTTCGATCTGGATGTCAGTTTCTTGAGATATTTCAGCGTCAAACTGATCGATTTCATCCACATAGCCCAGCTCAGCAAGGTCAGCATCGGCATGAATTATATCCAAAGCGGCTCACTCCTTTGCTGTACCAGGGTAATGTCAAAATCAAACGATCCGTCATAGATCACGGTATTTACGCCCGGTTCAACCGGCAGGAAGATGTCATTTTCTTTATCGCGGTAATCAAACAGGTTAGTCCGTTCGCCCGCCGCCGTAACTGATTCAATCCGGCGCTGGAGCTGATCAATCACGATACGCTGTGTAGCTGATACCGACGCGCTGACGCTGTAGATTCTACCGCCAACTGTTATTGATGGATTCTTGGCCGGGCCGTATACGGTGATGATTATTTGGCTTGGTGCGTAGTGATTGTTGTCAATCGTGCCAGATGCCGCACTCGCAATATATCGGTAATCGTAGCGGAGGTCGTATCGTTTCGCGTTGTCCACTTCCTCAGCCGCGCCGATCAGGAAGTGGTACACTCGCTCAGTTCGCCAAAACGGCTCTGTGACCAATATGGTCAGATCTTTACTAACCCAGTTTGACTTTTCAGCAAACCGATTGACCACACTCTCCACGGCCAGGAAGCATATTAGATACTGATCGCCCAGGTACAACCTGCCCGGCGTGTTGTTGAGTATGTCCGGCTCGGTCAAGGCCATCAAAGCGGCCGCGTTCTGTGCAAACAGTTCGCGCCCCCTGATGCCGATGGAGATCCGTTTTTCCTGCACCGAGCGGGAGAAGGTGACCCGCCCGCCGTATCCAGACGGGCGGTTGGTTATCGTTCTATCCCACGCAAAATCACGCAGATCATGACTTGAGACAAGATAATGCCCTTGATTCAGGATGATCGACGCGCCGCTGGAATTTACATACTTGATGATCATGCCAGCGCCACCTTTCTCACCCATCGGCCCATTTCGCGGTCATTGAGCACAACAGCCGCGCCGTCCAGATTGATCACGTCGGCCAGTTTCGCGGCCAGCCGGTCAAGGGCTGAATCGTCCAGGGAGACGGTCAAGGAAGATTTGCCCGTCACGCTTACCGGTCCGCTGATGCGGTCGAAGTTGCCAAGAGCGCTCATCAGGCCGGATGTATCTGGAACAAGGCTTCCCATAGCGGCAGTAACCAGACCGGCATTATTTAGGATACCAACAGCGACGCCTTGAGCGATTGGCTTGCCGACTGTGTTAGCCATCAGCTTGGACGGTGATGCGATGCCAAAGAATCTCTTGATGTCCTTCCACACGCCGCCGATCCAGCTTCCTACCTTATCACCGAGCCATGCGGCCATCGATTTGATGCCCTCCCAAAGGCCCTTGACCATATCAGCGCCAATGCTAATGATCTGTGGAATAGCCCCTATCAGCCCCTTTACAATCGCGCTGATTATCTCCGGCAAGGCCGCAATTAGATCGGGTATCGCTGCCACAAGCCCTTTCGCTAATGCCAGAATAATCTCAATCCCAACCTTGATAACTGCGGGGAGGTTGTCAACGATGAATTTTACAAGCGACCGGATCAGCGTTGTGACCATCTCGGCAATCTTGGATATGTTGTCGGTGATTGCCTTGATAGCGCCCTGCAGTAATTTCACCGCCGCGTCCATCAAAAGCGGCATGAGTTTAGGGAGATAATCAACAGCAAAGTTAACGAGCTCAGACAGCACACTTGTTACTGTGGTAATAATCTGAGGCAGGTATTCCGTTATTTTTTGCATACCATCCGAAAGCTTTGACGCAATCTCTTGCCCTATCGTCTCAATATCTTCCGGCTGGAAACCATCAGCCAATGACTGGTTAATAGTTGTCATCATTTCCTGAGCGCCAGTCGCGGCCGCTTGAATAGCGGGCAGAAAAACCGACGCAACATTTCGGCCTATCCCGGTCATGGTAGACGTGATCCGGTTCATGGTATCGTCAAACGCGCCAAAGTTTCCGAGCGCTTGCTCCGACATAATTAGACCGGCATTCTGCGCCTCTTGTCCGAGCGCCTTGAGTTGATCCGATCCGGCTAAAATCAGCGGGTTCAAATCCTGCGCGGATTTCCCGAACAGTTGCATTGCCAGCGCGTCCCGCTCGGTTTCGTTTCCAACTTTTCCGAGCGCGTCAATCGCCGCGAAGAACACGGTTTCAGAATCCAGCATCTTGCCGCTCGAATCAGTAATGCCCACACCGAGAGCGGCGAACGCATCAGCAGACGCCCCGGTTCCTTCTTTGGCTGCGGACATCTGTTTGATCATCTTAGCCATACTGCCGGTCATGGTTTCAACTTCGGTGTCAATAAATTGAGCCGCGTATGTCCATTCCTGCAGCGATTGCGTGCTGATACCAGTCTGCGCCGACATGGTTATGATGTCATCGGCAAACTTTCCCGTTCCTGTGGCAAGATTAAAAATCTCTTTGCCAGCCGCCACGGCGCCCGTACCAATAGCGACCATGGCAACCCCAGTCGCCTTCGCCGCGCTCTTTACTCCTTCTCCAACCTTTGAGAGGGCGGCAGTCCAGTTGATTGTCTTTTTTTCTGTTTCGCTGACTTCTTTCCCAAAATCCTTTACAGCTTTCTCATTATCAGAAAGCTCGCCCTCCATTTTATTCAGGGCGGCAGTAGCGTTATTCAGTTTGATTCGATAAGCGTCAGTTCGTTTATCGCTTTCCCCATAAGCGGCCGCTGAATCTTCGACAGCTTTTGACAGCGCGGCAACGATTTCTTTCTGCTGAGAGATTTGCTTGCCTAAAATCTCGCCCTTCTTGGTCAGCCCTTCCAAGCTGGAGGCATTATCCCCAAAAACGGCGGTATTCAGTTTCATCTCCGAACCGAGCACTTTCATGCCGCGGTAGGCTTCATCCATCGCGGCCTTGAATTGCTGTTCTCCATCAATGGCCAGCGTTGTCTTGATTTCCCGCGTCTCAGACATTAGATCACCTCACCCTCCGCTTTATTCCGTGCAGTTCGTCATCGTACTCTCTGAGCCATAACCACAGGTCGAAAATCTCTCCAGGCCGCTTCATCATCGCTGATTCCTCGGTCAAACCAACCTGCAGCGCCATTCCGATCAAGCGCAACGGGCTTATTCCGCTGCGCTCTCCGCGTTTTTTCGCTCTTGCCGCTCCACTTCATCCAGCAGAGAGTTTCCATCGGGCTGTTTGTGCTCCATGCCAAAACCGATTGAGATAGCCTCCATCGCCGGAGCCGCAAGGTCTTTAATCTGTTTCGGCGTTGTCAAGAACAGCACGGCTTCCTCGGTGAGTTTTTCGTCATCGGAAAGTTTTGTCTTGCCAAGCCTGAGCATCTCGCCCTGATTCGCAAGCACGGCAACCAGCCACGGGATAACCTCAAATAGCTTGTTTGCCGCTTTGGACGCATCGGCTCGTTTCTGCGCCTGCACCTCGGGGCTGTCATATTCGCTGATTTCCTCGCCCCGAAAGGTCTCAGCCATTTCCTCAACACCGCCGTACTTCTTGCAGATTTCCACATAAGCGGCGGTGGTACATACTAATTCATATTCTTTCTTGCCGATCTTGACCGAAATATCCGACATAAAACCTCCTCCAGAAAAAGGGGGCGGAGTTACCCGCCCCCGATCAGTTAAGCCTCGACGGTATAGGCCGCGCTCAGAATAGCGCTGTTCGCCAAACCAGCCTTGACCGCAATGGCCTTGATGGTCATGGCCGCGTAAACGGCAATCGGATTGCTGTAGACCATGCTTCCGATGGTCGGATCGCTGCCGTCGGTCGTGTAGTAGATCGTCGCGCCGCCAGTCGCGGACGCCAGCGAAACAGTAGCGCCAGACGCAACTTTACCCGCTGCGGGAGTGGCGGTAGGTGTGGCGGCAAGCGTCTGACCGACGCCGGCCTTTCCGTCAACCCAAGCCTTTGCGGCCGCGTAGGTGGAGAACACTTCATATGCCCTGTACCGGGCCTTACCAGTGTTATCAATGACAACACCCATGATCGGGCCTTCCAGCGCCGGTGTCTGCCATTCGATGGAGTTCTCTTTGGTGGTGGCGTTGTCCTCCGCCATCGCAAGCTGCGTCTTGTGGATTTGATAGCCATACCACTTCTTTACGCCGCCCTCAACCTCAGCCGTGACGTACCAAAACCCGCCATTCGGACTTGGGTCAGCGTTTTCATTGTAGGTCGTGCCGTTCAGCTCGTGCCCGAGAATAGCCACACGCGCGGCAGGCGGGAGCGAAGTAGTGCCAACCGCCAGTGTGCCGCCTACGATACTGTTATCATTCTCGGCGATTCCGTCACCGCCATACAACGGGTTATCCGCGTGCTTATACGACACGTTGGCCTCAATCATCTTTCCGGTCGCCGCTGCGTCAAAAACAGTGGGAGCGCCATACACGATAGCGCCCCCGGTCGGTTCGCTAACAATAGGCGCGAACACCCCATAAGGTAATCCAATTCTTGCCATGTTTTATTATCCTTTCAAAAATGCGTCCCATATGCGGGTATAAGCGTCAAGCACACGCGGCCCGGAGGCTCGGTCTGCATCGTCTACCCACAGTGTGCGCGGGATTCCGGGACCGGAGAATTTCTTCTTTGATTTCCGTCGCCGCGTTGATTTTGAATTAGTGCCCCAGTGGAGGATGAAAGCCTTTTCAGCGTTTCTAACACCCCGAGCATCTGTACCCTGTGGATAGATGTCAATTGTCAGGATGTCAGAGGCGCGTTTTGCAGCCCTCGGAAAGCCTATGCTGTTAATCATCGCTGATGTATCACGGAACCTCCGGCGCTCGGCTTCGCCCTTCCAGGCTTGCTTGACTTCCTCGGCCCCGGCCATGAGCATTTCCTGCGCTGTTTCACCCGCAAGTTCTCCGTGACGTTTCATATCCGCGATGATTAAATCAAGCCCCTCAACCTCAAAGCGTGCCACTTGATACCTCGCAATCCCACGCGTGACAGAGCATTCCGAGTTCCTGATTACGGCGCAGAGAATACTGAAACGTTACGCCCGGAGCGGTTTCAAGTTTTGCCATCATGGCCAGCACAACAGCGTCATTCTCGGTCTTGGTGTATCTCTCAATCAGCACCCGCCAGACCGGCTCCGCGTAGGTGTCGCCTCCGTGCAGCCCGTCCAGTTCGTATTCCGTCCACACGGTATAGGGCTGCCACGGTTCGCCGTCGCTCAGACCGAAGTAGTGAGATATGTTTGCGTCAACCGTCAGCAGGAGTGCTTTGAATGCAGTCAGAATAGCGTACATCAGCTCACCCTCCTTAGCGTCAGGTCGGTGATTGGTTGGCTGTTATCATCGTCCGTTCCGTGGTAGGTTCGCACGATTTCATATGTCAGCCCGCCGATCTTCGCCGCGTCACGCGTGGTAATGCTGCGATTTTGGTGGATTCTGATTCTGGCTGATGCTTCGACATCCTCGCGGTATTCGGTCGCATAGTTCGTATCGCTCGAAAAATCCAGTTCGGCATACCAAGACTGGAATTTTTGTGTCAGTTGTTCAATTGGCTTTCCACCTGCGGCCGCGCCGTTTGCGGTGGCATAAATCGTGCAGATACCAGCGTCAAGAATCAACCTGATCACCTTCGTTCTTTGCCTGATCTCTCAGCCAGCGTTCGCGCCGTTTAAGCCTCAGCCAGTCGGGCATCCCGCCCGGTTTATCTCGATTGCCGTATTGCCACACGACAAAATCAGCCAATAAGACCTGATCTTCCGTGTCGCTGTCTACCAGATGAATGCCCGTACCTTCCAGCTCGGATGCCGCCGCTTCGATCCTCGATGTGAGGTAAGGGTCAAGAGTGGTATCGGAGGCCAGGCGGTTAAGCCTGGCCTTTACGATACTCAGGACCAGTGAGGAACTCTCAGCGGTCATTCAGGTGTTAGGTCTTCGGCACAGACGCAGCCTTGCCAACCTTGATGGCCAGGCCGGCGCTGTTGAGTTCAACCACGGTGATGATCTTGCCGGCGGCGGCTTCGATCCCGGTGGTGCCGGAGGTAAAGGTCGTGTAACCGACCACCTTCTGGCCGTTCCTTACAGTGTAGTCGCCGATCTTGTAGGCCAGGGTGGTGCCGGTGGACTCGGCGCCGGTGACGGTCAGCACGGTCTTGCCGGCGGCAGAGGAGTGCGCCGCAGCGGTCACGCCCAGCACGCCGATGTCAGTGTTCGCGTAGTCGGTCGGGAAGGTGCTGCTGGTGGTAGCGTCAGCGTTTGCAAAGCTGACCTGGACAAACGCCTCACCAAAGACAGGCATTCCGTCATAACGGCCATAGCCCTTAAAGGCGGTCTGGTTCTGAACGAACCGCACATGCTCTGAAGAGGCCAGCTCGGCGCCTTCGCGCTCAGCCAGCAGGTAAGCTGCGCCAAAGCCGCCGATGATGTTGTTGTTGGCCATATTCTCATCCTCAACGATATCACCGCCAAGAATGGGCATCTGGTTATTGACGCCGGCCAGAAGAGCGGCAGCGGCATCAAAGGCAAGCGCCTTGGTCATAAGCTTGATGTGGGTCGCGCGGTTCATTACCCAGAAGGCTTTGCCGTCGGTGTAATTGGGCTTCGCTACGCCAAGAGCGGCAATCAGAGAAGCGTAGAACGCTGCGCCGGTGGTGCCGTCGATGTTGAGCTTAAGCACGTTGGTTGTGTGCAGGTCGGTCCAGGCGGGCGCCTTGCTCCCCCAGCCGGCGGGCTGTGCAGTCTGCGCCAGGCGGGTGGCAATGCCCACAGGCATATTCGTGCCGGTGCCGAACAGGATAGCCCGGTCAATGCCCTTGCCGATTGCCTTGCCAAGCTGAGACATAATCTCGGAAGCAAGCGCAAAGTCGGAATCTTTGAGCAGGTTGTTGTGAACGAAAATCACGCCGCCCACCATATAGCCGTCAACCTCGATCTGGTTGAAAGTCATGGTCAGTTCATTCAGCTCGCCCTCGGCTTCCATCCAAACGCCTTCGGGAGCTGCGCCGACGATACTCTGACGCGCGGTGCCCTTGACGGGGCGAACAGTTACAAAGCGCAGGAGCTTGCTGTACTGCTCAAGGTTGTTGCGGAGCACCTCCAGAACAACCTCGGGAACAAGCAGAGCGCCATTGGTGACGCCGCGCTTCACGGCGCGTACATCGGTCAGGAAGGTCTT